GTGCTCCTCCAGATAAGTCTGCTGCAAAAGTTTGTGCCATTACAACTTGACCAGTATTTTTCATGTCAGTTCCAACAGTAGTACCTGTAGTATTTTTAATAGTACCAGCTAATATTGGTCCTGAAAACGTAGTTTGTGCCATAATTATATCCTCCTAGTTTCCGAATACTGTCTCTAGGCCGTCGACTATACTCGTCAGTATTCTAATTAATTGTATAGTAACAAAACTATATACTAGTTTTGAGTAGAGTGCAAGAGAGCCTGTAGTGTGAATTGAATTTATTCAACGATGTAGCTTTTGTATTAAGAAGCTACTGAAACTTCTGGAGCAGAACTTTCAACACTGTTCTGTATGTGGGCAATCCTAGCTTCTTCAAGCTTTATGTCTGTGATGATCTGTTTGACTTTATCGTCAATTCTAACCATCTCAAGAGTGTATCTGTTATTATCCAGATGCTCCTGTTCCCACTTCAACTCCAAGGACCTTTTTCGTTTGTATAGGTCTTGTATCATCTATAACCTCCTCATAGGTTATTCTATTTACCTTGTCATTATAACTATTTCCAAGGTTTTCCCAAACTATACTGTTTTCTCCAAGTTTGTCAAGGATAGATTGTTCCAGGTCTGTTGGGGAATCTTTTGAGTCAACTTTAAATTTTGCGTGATGATTATACGCCCAAATGTTAACTAAAAATTTTTTCATGAATCTCACCGTTTATATTGTAAATGGGGCCGAATTATGTCGGCCCCATAAATTTTAGTTATTAAACACCTTCAACGCCGAAGATACCTCTAGGGTCAGAAACTCCAAAAGAGTATCTTTCTCTAGCTTTGTATCTAACATTACCAGTGTCAAAGTCACCTTCCATTGCTGTAGTCAATGGTGCTCTGTTGAACATTTTCATACCATTAGGTACGTCTGTAATGATATAGAACGCATCTGAGTCAGTTAAGTAATTGTTGACTCTGTATCCTTGAGGAATCATTCCCATAGATACGATTGAGTTTATATCGTTATCAGCTGTTCCAGTTCTACCTTGAGACTTCATCAATCTTTCAGCTGTGAATTGTAGCTCAGAAGGAACAATCATTTTTACTCCTCTTGCAGCAATTCTTAAACCTCTTTCGTCGCTCATTTGACCAATATCTATTAAAGATTGTTCTAATGAAGTTTCGTTAAGGTCAGCTTGAGTTGCTAAAGTGTTAGCAAAAGTTCCAGCCACTGTTGGGTGTGATGTATTAAATAAAGATACACCGTCACCTGAATCAAAACCATCCGTAGTCGGAAGACCTTGAATTAGAGGCTCAACTGCTTTTACTTGTTTAGCATTACTCATAGATCTAGCTAAAGCTTTTGTATATCTAGACGCAAGTCTGTCATACAAGTTGTCCTCGATTGCTTCTTCAGTAATCGCGAACGCTAAAGCTACAGTCTCGTGAGTGTAACGAGCTGTGAAAGTTTCTTGTGCTTCATCAAATGAAACTCCAGAACCTTCACCTTTTACTTGTGCGTTTGCAAAACCACTTAACATTACTTCTTCTTCAAAAGCTCTGTCAGATGATTCTGTAGTATAAATCTCAGCATGCTGATTTTCATACCTTTTATATTCCAGGCCGAATAGTGCATTCAATCCTGGCTCTAGTTCTTTAACTAGTTGTGATCGTGATATAGCCATAATTTATCTCCTATTCTCCTATTACGATTGTAGTTCAATTAGATTAGCAACTACTACTACAGATCTGAAAGCCGCATTTTCATCGTTTTCAGGATCTTCAGCAGATCTTAATAATCTCCATGAAGCTGCATCAGCACTTGTATCTCCGATATCTAAAGTAGCTGAAGACTTACCAGTAGTTGTACTACCAGCAGAAGTATTCATGTCATACGTTTCTAGATATCCAGATTGTGCTACAGCAGCATCAGTTGCTACTACATATTGTTGTTGTGGGTTATCGAATACAAATGCATCGATGTCCTCTGAGTTTGCTGGTGTTACTTGAACGTAATGATTCGCAAACGTAGGCTTTAAAGTTGTAGCCGCGTTGTAGAATATTCCGTTTAGTACGCCTAGGATAGGAGTATCAGTTCCTTGTCCTTCAACGATGTAACCAGCAGCAGAAGCAACAGCACCACCATTAAATATAGTAGTTGCATAACCCGCATCGATTTTGTATTTACCTTGCCCAGAAGTCGCTGGTGTTGAACCAAGCGTTCCTGCAGCAACTAAACCAAAACCTTGTGTGTTTCTATTTGCCATAGTTGTTTCTCCATATGCACCTATCCTAAGGATAGATACGGTTAATTTAATCCAGTGATTTAGAAATAGTTAAAAAATTATTTCTTAGTACCACCGAAGGTTACACGAGATTGCCTTTCAACATTGATCGGCATTCTACTATCCTGCTCCTTCATTAAATCGTTTCTTACAGCTTCGTCTCTTTGTTTATGACGGTCAGTCATATACGCTTGTCTTTGCTTCGCGATCTCTTCAGGTACCTTCGCAAGTAGAAGGCCTCCAACTCCAACAACTCCCTTGTATTTCCCGTCTTCAACGGTCGGATAGTCAGATGCATTTTCGACTTCTTCAGATCTTACTAATTCATATCCTTCTCTTAATCTTCCAGATATGTTTTTCGTATCTTGAAAGCCAACGCTTTCTGCTCTTATCCATCTATACCTGAAACCATCAGGTGCAGGGGGTGCGTCTAGAGCTGACGGATGGACCCAAACTTTTGGTCTTTCAGTCTTTGACCTAGTTTGACTCGCACGAGAAGTAGTTTTATTTTCTTTTTCCATACGCTTATGCCTCCTTCGTGAGTTTTAATTGTTTTGCGTAGTCTTCGAGTGGCACTCCTAATTTTTTAGCTATTGCTACTTGAGAAGAAGTGAGTCTCACAGTTTTGCGTCCAGGTTTTACGCTTCGTGAAGCCGATGCAACCGTTTGCACGGGAGCGGACGTTTTCTCTTCTGTAGTATTACCAAATCTAGCTGGAAAGTCAACTTTCATTCTTCGGTCTATCTCTTGATAATAGTCCTCTGAAGTCGTATCATAACCTTCATTTTCCAAATCTTGGTGGTGTGCTATAGCTGTATTAGTCATGGCTCTATTACTTCCGAACCATGTATTTTTAGCAGCCCAAGCTTCCGCTTTTGGATCTGGCATTGGTGTACTTTCAGGTTGAGGCTGTGCAATGTTTCCACTGTCAGCAGATCGTACAGTTGGTTCTGCACTAACCTGTTCTTTGTTTTGTTTTGCTTGTTTAATTCTAGCATTCTCAAAAGAGAGTTCTGCTATTCTTTTATTTGCTGCAATTTGAGCTTTTGCGTCTTGTGACTCGATAGCTGCTGCAAGTTCTCGCTCTGCAGCCTCTAATCCAGCACCAACAGTTTTCTCAAATTTTTCTAAATAATCTAAATCTGTTTTTTGAAAACGAGATTGATCTTGTTTTCTTTTTTCTTCAACTGACCTAGCATATTCTATAGCAGCTTGTTCTCTACGTTCTGCTTCTCTCATCTTACGAGTAAGTTTAGCAATTCGTGATTGAACACCTTTACTATATTCTTCTAATTTTCCGTCGTCCTGTTTTACTTCTTCTTGTTTCGTTGTTTCTTCGGCTTGAACATCCAACTGCTCATCAGATTTCTCAGATGAATTATCGGACTCAGCACTGTTCTCAACTGTTTCATTTTCTACCTCGATTTCGTTTTCTTTTTTCTCCTCTTGCAGATCAATTTCTGCACCAGGTCCCGATGTATCAATATCAACAGTTTTCTTTTCTTCGTCTGGCATAGTTTACTCCTTCCTATGATTAAAACTCATGCAATATGTCTTCTGGACTATCTATTGTTGCTAACACTTCATCGTCGTTTAGCAGACGTATTTCCCCACCATCAATCTTGATCCGTGAACCAGCGTAACGTGCAAACATTACCCATTCATTGACCTTGCACCATGGACCATCAGGATATCTCTCCTTATCCTTATAACAATCTGGACCCATAGCTAAAACCAAACCACACTGTGATGCAACTTGCTGCTTCTCTAATGTAGTTTCGGCTAATACTAATCCACCTTTAGTTTTCTCTTTCATTTTAAAAGGTAAAACCAAAAGTCTCCAACCCGTAGGTTGTGGAATTTTTCCTTTTACTTCTTCTTCTTTTTTCTCTGATTTTTTTACACCAATAAGATCATTGTTTGGTGTTAATATCGATGACTGTTCCTTCATTATGCTCCTTATCGTTTAGCAGGTTAGAGATTTCCTGATGCACTGATTCCAATGCATTGATTTGTCCTATTATATACTTGTAATTTTCCATATTGTCAACACCTCCAGATGTGACTGATATAGACAATTGTTCTACTCTAGAGTTTAAAAATCTAATAAGTTTATTTATTACTGTTTCTAATTGCATTTTTTCCTTTCTTAAAAATACTAGCGACTTGTGATTTACCCATAACCTTGGCACGCTGTTCTCCAACTGTTAGGATTTGAATTTTTCTAGCAAACGGTTTATTAATTCGTTTAACTTTTGCAACAGTTGCTCTTGCATCTGCTGGTGTAGCAAATTTTATTCCAACTGTATCTTTAGGATTCTCGTCTGTGTAGAGTCTTCTACCAGAACCTTTAGGCTTTTTTCCCGTTCCTTTTTTTGGATCCGCCATTTATAGCTCCTTTCAACATCTTAGCTTGTTTAGTATGAGCTTTAACTGCTTTGCCCAATCCTTTGATCACTTTTTTTATTTTGTCTTTTTTTAACATTTCCATCTCCTTCTTGCCTGACGGATTCGTGAATTAGGATCGTTTCTTGTTTTAGCTGATGCTCGTTTTAATTGTCCGAGCGATCTTGCGCAGTATGATTTTCTACGTTTAGCAGCTTTTGATCCAGGTTTTACTTTTCCTGTCACGGCTGTTTTTAATTTAGAACCAGGGTTAAGTCTTCTATAAGCTTTAACTCCAGCCTCTGTCATTCCAGCGCCACTTTTTGTAGCTCTAAAATTTTTTTTATTTCTTGCAGGCATTGTGCCTTTTGAAAAACTTTTTCTCATTATATTTTTTGCATTTCTGGATTAGTAGATAAAATATTTTTTTCTGCTCTTGGTCTAGCGTTAGAATCTTTACTTCTTTTTCTAAGTTGAGCAATAGCAGATTCTTTTAATGCTTTTTCTTTTTTTAATCTTTGTAAATCTTTTTCTAAGTTCATTACACTAGTCCTCCAAATGCCATTTTCTTTCTTTTAGCAAATGTTGCGACGTTGGTTGGCTTACCGCCTGGATTACCCGCTGCTCTTTTTCGTCTGACAGCACTCGCCTTTTGCGAGCTTGTCATCCGTGTGGCTTTTGCAAGTGGGACGCATTTTGGATATTTCCTCTTTGAGCCTTTGCTTCTCCCGCACGGTTGATACTTGCCGTCCTTCTTCGGTGCTCCGATATCTACCCATTTCTCTGAAACCCATTTTCTTAGTCCCATTACGAATTCTTTCCGTAAGCTCTCCCTCTTCCTTTTGAAGCTAGCTTACACATACCACCTGATTTTAACATAACTCTATCAGGCATCATTCTTCCACCACCCATCATCTTTTTTCTTTTCTTTCCACCAGGTGTTATCTTACCTGAACAGACTCCTGATGCGTACATGTTAGCGTATGCCGAGGGGTACACTTTGAATTTTCGCTTCGCTGCTGCTTTTCCTTTTGGACAAAGTTTAGCCATTTACTTTTCCACCTTTTTTCATAAAGCCCATTTTGTTTCTGACTTTAGTAGGTAGTTTTTTTAAACCCTTTTTATCAGCTGGAACTTCTTTTAAAATTTTTCCACCAGCTTTATAACCTTTAGGTGTAACTTGTTTGTTATATAATCTATTTGCCATTTTTATTTCCTCCGTTTCTAAAAATTTGTGTACCCTTTATACCATAAATACTCGCCACGACAAGGATCCAAAGATTTGTGAACCAGCTCGGGAGCTGCGAGAACATATCGAAGAACAATTTTACTTTGTCCATTGCTGTCGGGTCATCCGATATCACTGCCCACGCGAGCACCAACACGGGCAAACTTAAAATTATCAAAACCGCCTCGTCCTTCCAGTCCGATTGTCTAGCCTCAAGAAGTTTTCCTTGGTAAGCTTCCTGACCTTGGGCCATTTTTGTGGCATGCATAAGTTGTGCTTCACTCATTGCCATTTTCGTCTTCTGCTTGTTAGCATAAATTTTACTTCCAGCAGAAACGGCTAGTTTAATTGCCGATAACCACATAATTTAGTACCAAGTAGCAGTTTTTTTCTTT